CCACCTAAGAAATTTCTACGGAAACGATTTGAATCATTTGGTTCTGAACCATGAACACAATGTGAGTGTAATAACACTACTTGTCCTTTTTGTAAATAACCTTCTACCTTACGGAAGTCATGTCCTTCTGGCATTACACAAGGTTTACCTCTTTCATTTCTCCAAAACTTAGGATTAGTTTGAGTTCTTTCCTCATCAACTTCGATAGGTAATACCGGTAAACGATGCGAACCTTCATAGTTCCATACCGCACCATTTTGTTTGTCGTGATTATCTAATGCAAGAGCAGTGTTGATAATTTCGTTATGCCCACAACCAGTGTAGAATGCGTTTTGGTGCATATCTCTACCTAATTGTCCCGGTGGTTTAAAATAAGACCATGTCTGTAATCCAACTACATCACCTTCCATAAGAAATTCACAGGCCTCTAATACTTTAGGGTGTGCAAATAATTTTTCTAATTTTGGTGAAATTTTATGTGGATATGCAAATGGGTCCCATTCTCCCCACTCTTCACCACCTTCTTTGGTGGTTTTAGAACGTTCTACTCTCAACTTTTCTAATTCATCGTTGATTTCATCACATTCCTCTTCAGTAAGTAATTGTAATACTGTCCAACCTCTATAACGCCAATCGAACGTCATTTGTTGAATTTCTTCTCTTGTAAGATGTTTGAAATTGCTCATATAACTTGTTTTGTTTTATATAAATATATATTATTTGTAAAATTGTAAAAGATTTGGTAAATATAATTTTAAATTTGGTATTCTATCATATACTAATTGTATTGCAATTCTATTTGAATCAGAAACACTCTTTTCTTTTACATTACCAACCGAATCATAGATGGTTTCTTTAGGGCCACTGATTCTCCAACGAATTGAAACCGTTGTGTATAAATCATTTGATAATGATTTTGAAAACTGATGGGAATTTACTTCAAATATAGGTGAAGTTTTATCATTAGTTTTTTGTATAAAATATCTAGTTATCCAACCACGTTTATATTCTTCTGCAGTAGGGTTTGGAATATGTGTTTCAATATTCGTTCTCAATCTAAATAATTTATTTTGAGTTAGTTTGTTATATGAATCTAATATACTCATTATCCTCCTGTATTTCTCATTTTACCAACTACCGATGTTTGCCATAATCCATTTGATAATTCATGTGATACTTCTACTACTTGAAATACCGAAGTTGTATATTGTTTAGGTAAATCAATAATTCTAAACATATCACCCGTTTTTATACCCGAAATTCCAAATGTGGTAAATGAAAATTGAATTGGTAATAAAATATTATTAGCATCTCCCGCACCTTTACTATTTAAATCTAATTTTCTAAATAAATCCACATCATTCCATGCTGCAACAAATGCTATATCTTCAATGTTTGCATCAGCAGTATTGAATACGTTATACCACGAACCTTCGGCTGCATCCATATCTGCTTCTCTATCTTTTAAATTCGTAACAACTACTGCCTTAGACATAAATAATTCATAATTAGCTTTTCTAGCTTCATCTGCATCAACGATCTTATCTCCATTTATATCATCAGGATCTACATAAGGGGTTTCGGTCTCTTTTTCTTTGAAACTATCCAATATTTTAATTACAGGATCTTGTTTTTTTGCAAATAATGTATTAAATTTTATAGGTTGGTTTCCTTCAGAAGCAGTATCTAAATTATTAGAATTACGTTTTCCAACTATCATATTCTTCATAGCACCAGGTATATCCATCGATAATTCCGATGTTAAAAATGGAGTATCTACACCTGATGCTCTGAATTTAACGCATTTTTCAAATGTACTAGAATCGTTTCCACATAAATTCATATCAACAATTTGTAAATGATATGCACCTTTTTTATCAGGGTTTGGTAATTGGGTTATTTCAAAATGCCAAATTGAATTTGCTGCGGTAGATAATCCATTTAATATTTCATAATAAACATCTTTCGTAACGTAATTAGCTCTCCCTAATACTTCGATAAAAAATTCAAAATTAATATATAAATCTTTTAAATAACCCCATTTTCGTGCACCAATGTTATAAGGCACGGAATCATTTGGCCATTTGTAATTACTTGAGTTTAAATCTATTGATTGTGGAAATTCATGGGCCTTTCCTTCAAATTTTTGACTAGCATCTATGGTTTTAACATATCCACTTGCTCTTATTATATTAAAATCTTCCTTAGTTTCAGATTTAAGTACTTCCTTTAAACCAAAATCTGGTAATTTGGGATTTGGGATAAATAATTTACTACCATCAGTAGAAAATATAAGTGGGAAAGCTCTACATATTGTGTTCTTATAATCAATAATATAACTAAATGTTGATACATCTGTGCAACCTGAATCTTTAGATTCTAAATTTACTTCATAACTATTTAATATTTCAAATGCTAATGCTAATCGAATATATGAATGTGCAGATATTAATGGAGCACCTTCGGGTATTTGAGCATCACCTGATTCGGATTCAACTTTGGTATTTGTTAAATCTTCCATCATTTTTTTTCTAATTTCATCATCCATATTAACAAAATTACCAATATCACTCCAAGGAATACCAGCATCATCAACTCCGGTATGTAACGCCTTTACCTTATCAGTTTGTTTTGCTTGTGGTAATCGGTTATACATTTGCATAAATAATGCTTTACCACTTCTAGAACCAGTATCTCTTTCTGCTACCGTTTGAATATCGGCCACATTATATTTTCTACCACCTTTATTCTGTGCGGTTAACGTACTACCACTTCCTCTATGTTGTTGTAGATATGCCGGAATTTCACCAATTGTAGTTAATTCACAATCAATAATAAAAGTTTCACCATCACCTGATTTTAACCCGCCTCCGGTGATATAACCCATAAATCCATCATATGTATATTTTGAGTTTTTTTGTTTGTTCTTTACATATTCATATGAATTGAATTTTGCAATCTCACATGGACTTAATTTTATTTTCTGACCAAGTGATTCCGATGTATTATACCCATACTCAATCAAACAAGTGTATGCAGGTTCTAAGAAATATTGAGCTAATTTTTCTGCTTGAGGTAGAGTAAAACATTTGATAGAAAAATTACATTTTCTAGTCAATCCTCCTGCTCCAAACGTTACGGATACTGATTCAATTACAGGTGAGGGTCTAAATGCTCTATCTTCTCCTTCTGCAAAAACAGAATTACCTGCGAAATCAGTTCCAACTCTACCCGATTTGGTTGTATTACCATAGGTATTTTCAAATGACATTTTTGGTGGTAAACTTTCTAATACTAATCCCGATGATGCGGAAATTCTGAACCAACAAGCTAATTTAGATACTTGTTGGTTTTTACCCGCACGAGATTTCATCGTTGCAGACAAAGCCGGGTCTAAATTGGAAAGCATTGGAAATAACATATTATTATATTTTATCTGAAGTTATTAATTATTTCTAAGTAATTTTCTGGTATTCTTAGTATAGTTCCATCTTCAAACGCAAATGGTGCATCGTGAAGATTATTAGCAGTTGCTATAATCCACCAAAGAGATGAATCATCATAGTATTGATAAGCAAGAGTATCTAATCTATCACCGGTTTGAGTGACAATATACATATCAGAATCCGATAGTGGTATATTTGGATATATTCGTGTTCGATATACCTCTCTACCATCTTTTAGTTTTTGAATTTGATTATTTTCGTATCTACTTGCCATAATTATGTATTGTATTTATTAAAATGGTAATGCTGTTTGTAATTTACCAGTTGAACTACCATCATTTGTATTACTTGCGAATGGATTTACTCCTTTATTAGAATACGGAATCCATAAATCAATATTTGATGAATTATATCCATTTCCATTTTGTTCTGCCACCATTCTTGAAACAACATCATTATATACACACTCATAGTAATACACCCCATCTCTTATTTTCTTAACCGAATCTACATTTACATCGGGTTGACTGAATCCAAAATGAAATACTTCAGGTACTCCCATACTTTTCAATTTCTCAAGATTTTTAGATGTAATTTCATCTATCTTAGTTACCGGTTGTGTTGGTGCTACCGTTGGACTATTCGATTCGGCAGGTGTTGTTGTTTGTGTATTAGTTTTTAAATCAGTTTGTGGTTTATTTATACCACCTTCCTTTGGTGCATCAGCTTGTTCAATACCTTTTGCATTTAATTTTGGTAATGGCTTATCATTTTCGTTAGTTGAAATTGAATCTGTTTGGAATGCACCACCTTGTTTAGATCTTCTATCATTTATAAGTTTTATTTGATCTTTAGAACGTTCTATACTATATTTAGTATCAACTGAATCTGCTGTTTCAATAAATTTAATACCAATGTTAATTTCAACTATTTTTGGTAATAATGCACCATCAGCTACAGTTTCCCACGTAGAATTATCTGGTATATTATATGTCAATGTTTCTATAAATCCAATTTTACCATCATACATATCTCCTAATCTAAAATCGATTATAGGTGGAGTAACGAAACGTTTTTTACTTTTTGTTTGGTTAATCGTTGGATATGCTACATCTGTTAAAAATTCAATCTTAGTCCACATTTTAGATAATTCAGATGGATTCAAACAATAAGTAGTTAATGTAAATGAAACACTACGTTCAACACTATCAAATGTATAAAAATTAAAAGGATTACCGAAAAATTTATTGGTGCTCCACGATGGTGAAACCGTTTCTGATAAACCAGTTATGATTGATCTAAAATGCATTGTATCACCCGTAGATTTTGATCTTATCCAAAATGGAATCAAATCTCTATCATTTAAATAATCATTAGCTTCTTTTGTAGATTTACTACTTGCGTTTATTAAATCACTTCCATTTTTTATTCCATGATATGTTTCTAAATTATTTGGTTTAGTTGTGGAATATGATTTATCTGGATTATATGGTGAATATACTCCTGTATTATTTTTTATATCTTGAAATGCATAATCACCTTTTCCATACTTACCACTCGTACTTTTCCTATCAACCCCATAAACAGGAGATACTAATGATAAATCAATTCTAGTTAATTTTTCATCCCCACCTTCAGTTTTATACCCATCCAAAGTTTTAGTATATGGGAGTTCTGATGTTGGTGTTGTTTTAACTTGTGTCTGTGATTCAACTACTTTATCGATTTCAGGTTTTGTTTCGGCAGATGTTCCTTTTAGTTTATCTTTTGCAGAACCAATAAAATTACCTAATTTTTCTTTACCTTTTTGTTTTATATCATTTGCTTTTTTCAAAGCATCAGATTTAGCTTTATCAATCCCTTCAACCGCAGGTGCTTCGTTTTGTGCTCGTGCTTCTCTAATTTGAGTTGAATATGATGATTGTGAACTATAATCCCATCCACCATTTGCTGGTTTGGATGTATTAATTCCCAATTGTGCAGGTTGGCCAAATAAGAAACCTCTAAGTTTATCTTTACCTAATGATATACCTTTACCTAATATTTGTTTACCAATCGTAGCAGGAGTTCCCCCACCACTTTGTTTTAATAATCTTCCAACCAATGTTCCCTTTGCATCATTTTTGATTTTAGCAAGAGTTATCATGGTATCTTGTTCTTTACCTTGTTGTAATTCACCTGTCTTATTTACATAAGTTGGAATAGCATTAGATGGAATACCTAATTTAGAATTTACAAAATCTCTAACACCTGATATAGATGTAATTCTCCCACCCGTTAATTTACCGATTCCTTTACCAATTAATCCACCTGTTGCAGATGTTCCACCAGTTGAACCTTTCATATCTTCAACTGATTTAGTAGTTCGATTCATAATACGAACTGCTTCATTACCATATAAACGTGGATTATTTAATTCAACTGCAGTTTTTTTTCTTATACCTTTAAGTTCTGTTTCCACTAACGTTTCAGTATCAGATTTAACACTTTTCTCTTGTGTAGAACCTTTGAATTTTTTTTGCACGGGAAAAAACTCCGATGGAGTTGGAGTAATATTATTTGTTGACCCTTGAAATAATTCTAATATTGTTGGCATACTTATTAAGCGTTTGCTATCCCAAATGTATTGGTTGTTCTACGTTCACTTTTATTCATAACGATGTTCGTAACTTTTTCTTTATCTAAATAAACATCTTTATTTGTTTTTACTGCATTAATCAAATCATCCATTTTGGTCAACATTGTAGATTGGTATTCTGAAACACTTTCAGTTTCAACTCCCGATGATTGACCTTCTCCACTCACTGCATTTACCAACATTCCCAATCCTGCTCCTGCAACTCCCAATCCCATTAAGGTTGGTAATGCAAGTAATCCGGCAGTTCCTAATAAAGCAAGAGAACCTGCTAAACCGGTGAATGCTACGGCAAGTAATCCAATACCACCTACCATACTAACTAAGCCAGATACGATGGGTTGAATTTGTCCTAATGCACTAAATCCAGCACCCATTTCTTGTAGTGCTTTACCTAATACATAAATTGATGCTGCTACAATTAACATTGCGGATGCACCTGCAAGTATTAATAATGCCTGAGGTCCACCTATTAAAGCTCCCAATGCCATTACCGCCCCTCCCAATAATAACATACCTGCGGCTGCCATTCCTATTTCTGATAATCCTACGTTTTTATATTCTTGTAATGCTTTACCTAAAATGAAAACTGCTCCTGCTACTAAAACCATTGCGGCTGCACCTTTCAAAACTGCAGACATATTTACTTTACTCATTGAATCCATCATTCCACCTCCGCCTGCAGGATTTGTAGAAGTTGTTGAAGGTGGAGTTGCACTACTTCCTGCAGAAGTGAATACATTTTTTATTTTACTAAGTAAACCCCCTTCGGTCATTTTGAATAAACCTTTTAATACATCTTTAGTTCCTTTCACAACACCACCCATATTTATACCCATCGCACTTAAACCAGTGTTAAACTGTCCTGCGGCGATTACCATTGAACCCATACCCTTTAAGGATGAACCCAATGGACCGGAAGCAAATGCAGAAAGTGATTGTGTAAAACTATCAAATGTAGATAATTGAATTTCTCCCTTATCATTTAATTTATCAAGATTAGATGCCATTTTTTGGAATTCCTCAACGGTCAATCCTGCTGCTTCTGCTGCTGCTTTCTTTTGGAATACATCCATTTTGTTAAATGCATCAATACCACCCATTTGTGATATTGTTTCTTTAACGGCTGCTCCCATTTTTCCATCGTATGCTAATGCTCTTGCTTTGTTAAGATTGATATTCTTTCCTAACATTGCAGATAATTCTAATTCTTTTGAAATTGATGATTCAAAATCTAACAAACCTTCGGTCACTTTACTCATTGAGGCAAGATTAACACCCAACTTTCCAGCGGCAACTGCGGCTTCTAATATATTCTTACCACCATCTTTACCATATAGTGCAAAATCTTCTGCAGAGGCTGCAACATCCGCCATCACCTGAGCAGGAACTAATCCATTTTGTTTTGCTAATTCTTTGGTAGATTCTGCTAGGTTTTGTGCAGTATCAATTGAACCACCATTTAATCGAGATAAAGTTGCAGTTAAAGTTGCTGCTTCATCACCACTAATACCCATATTCATGGCCATTAAGTTGGTGTTTAATTGGTTCTGAAAGGTGACATCATTTAATCCACCCATTTCCTTAGCCAATCCTTTAGTCACATCGGTTGCGGAATCAAATGCAGTTCCTAATAAGGTAGATGAAATTGTTGCTCCACCTAAATAACCACCCATCTCTCTTACATTCTTACCTAATGCTTCAGTTGCATATCCTGCACCAACTATTAGTGCACCGATTTTACCACCAGTAGTAGAAAGTAATATATCGGCAGTTTCTAATATACCACCAATTGTTTTCTTTATACCATCATATACTGCCAATTGATCGTTTAAGAATTCTTTTTGAGTTTCGCTGAGATTTCCTAATTTCTGTGCTTCTCTTGTTTGAGTATCCAAATCATCTACAATTGATTTTTGAGTATGATGTATTCCAATCAATTTACCCTTTTCGGCTTCGATTTGATTTAAGATAATTTGTTTTGCTAAACTATCATCTTTAGTTGTGTTTGCTAAATCTCTATTTAAAGATGCAATATTTTTAATTGCATCATTTTGATCATCACTTAGACTTACATATCTTTGATTTTTCTTAATTCGTTCCTCATCTAATTTACCCAAATTTGCGTAAATACCAGTTAAAGATGATGCACTTTCTACCTGATCTTGAAAACCTCTCAATTGTTGAGCAGTGTATTTTCCCTTTTCTGCAATTAATTTTTTATACTCAGTCTGTAATTCTTTTATATGTTTGGATTCCGAAGCAGTTCGCCTATCAATACTATCGGCATAAGATAAAAGTTGTTTTTTTATCTCTGCCTGTTTTTTTAATATCTCAACGAGTTCTTTATTAGTTTCGTTTGCCATTATTATCGGATACTAAGTAGTTTTTTAAGTTCTTCGGAATCTTTTTTGATTCTTTGCATTGTTTTTAATACTTCTGGATCAACGTTAGCATCTTCTGCTTTTTTAAGCATTCTATCTACTGCGTTTTGTTTTAACCCATCAAAAAATGCATCACTAAACTTCTTAGCTGCTAAGATAATACCTTCATTAACTTCTTTAGATTTGGACATTGTTTCTCCTATATATTTTAAGTCTTATATAAATATAAGGTAAAAAAAAAGTGAGGATTATTTCCTCACTCTTACTCCCGGTCCTTGACCACCTTTTTTATTTACTTTATCGATTTCTTCCTTTTCCTTTTTCTTAGTATCCACTAATTTTTTGAAATAGAACCTTCGAATGTGTATTGGCATTGTATAAACCTCTGACCAAGTAAACCCATTTCCATAATTAACCATTTCCCATAGTTGATTATGTAATTGAACACTATAATCACTCGGTAGGGTAAAAAAACCCAACCCCAAAGGGTATATCAAGTGCCTCCGATTCACCTGTTAAATCCGATGTGAATTGGTATTTCAAATCCAAATCAGGAGATATGGTTCTAACATATTCTCTTAATGCTTTACTTTCTCTTGCCAATAAACTATTTTTAACAAAGTTGTTAATAAACCCTCTATCAGTATTACCTTCAACCTCTTGAATCATATATCTCAATCTTGTAGATACATCTTGAGAAACTACACTATCACCCTTTACCAAACGATTTAATGCTTGGATTTCGGCGTTAATATCAATTTCATCTTTGTGAGTAAGTAATTTGAACTTAATTTTCTTTTTAGAAATTGGTAATTCAAACTCATAACGATTTTCTCTATTTAATAAAGAATCATCAACTTCCTTAGTTTGAATTTTTGCTAAATCAATCGTTACTTTTTGTGATTCACCTGTAAATGGGTCAGTCACTTCTACATTATAATCTGCACCATATCCTAATATACGAGTTGCTAAAAGGATTGCGTTTTTATCACCTACTGATATATCACCTACACTAACTCCTTCAGATACTACAACTGATTCGAACAATTTATCTAACACCACACCTTTTTTAATAAGATTTTGTGATGCGAGAATATCTTCTTCTCTTGCGGTCATGTATTTTATTTCAACTGAACCTTTTGATAGTGGATTATTTTCGGAATATATTAATCCTTTTGATGGGAGTGTGATTACCTCCGTTGGAAATTCAAAATTTGCCATAATTAACCTTTATTTGTTTATATATAAATATACTTTTATAAAAAAGTTGAAAAAAAAAGGTTCTCCGTTAAGAGAACCTTAGTTTTTTTGTATATAGTGAGATTAGAATTCTAGAATAGCGTAATCGTATTCTAATGTAAGTGAGATTTCAACAACCTCATTTGATGACCAATCCAAATCATTGAATGTAGCTGCTTGGATAAACGCACCTTTTAATGTCCATTGTTCAATTTTATCACCTACTGGTCCTAATAGATAGCACTGAATATCTTTTTTGTAAAAATCTGCATATCCATCTCTACCTGTTAAAGATTCATGTGATAAACGAACCCACTCCATTACTGCCTGTGCACCACTTGGAACGATTGGATCAAAAAGAGTAATCTCTATTGGTTGCCAAGTTCCTTTACCTTTCAACTTTCTGTTAACGTTGATATGATCTAACGTAATCGTTTCAAACTGAATCGATGGTCTGTTAGCTGTTTTGATAAGATATGAAGGAATACCATCGATTTCCATGATAAAACGATTTTTCGTTTTTGGTTCGAAATTGGTATAGAACATATCATTGAATTCTAATACTTCTGCCATTTTATTTTTTCTCCTATTATACTAATAAATATATAATTTCTTTTTTTTTAATTTCTTATGCTGTAAATGATGCTCCGGTTGGTAAGATGTTGAAATCTAACACAATGAATTCAGCAGTTTTAGTAGGTTGTAAATAAATTTGTCCTGCTAAAATGTTTCTATCAATTACATCAGGTGTGTTGTTAGATTCATCCATAACAACTCTGAACGCATATAAACCTTGTCTTTGTTGAATTGCATCTAAATAAGGATTAACCGTATTTAAGAATTTGTTTCTAGTCGTTGCAGTATTTTGTTCGAATACTAAGTAACGAGATGTAGAAGCGATATATTTCTTAACTTTGATTAATAATCTTCTTACGTTGATTCTATCTAATGCAGATGCTTTATCTTGTAAAGTTTTCTGTCCAAATGCCACAATACCCTCCCCAGGGAAAGAAGCGATTGGATTAACTTTATTCTCATATAAGAAATCTCTTTCTGAATGTGTTAATCTATCTAATACTGAAACTGCTCCGATGATTCCACCTCTATTCAAACCTGCTGGTGCAAACCATTCTGCTGCAACTGCATCGTTCGCTGCGTAGATTCCTGGCATCAATACTGATGGTGGAACTGCAGTTAATTTGTTGGTGTTTCTATCGATTGTTTTCATCCATGGGTAATATGTTCCAACGTAGTTAGAATCGATTGACTGTGCCTGCTCTACTGCTAAATCTTGACCTTCTGCAGGACCAGTTACATCACCAATGAAGAATGCATCTTCACGAGATTCAACCATATCAATAATCTTATCAAATACATAAGAGTGGTGGTAACGCACGATACCCGGTGCAACTACTAAGTTAATATCGAAATCATCTGGGTTAGAAACCGAATTGATTGCTTTCAAATATGCAACTGAACCACTTGATGTAGATGTTGATAAATCGAATCCTTGAGAATTACCTGCTGAAATATCAGTTCCTTTATCATTAGAGATTGTTGGAGTTACTCCATCAAATCCACCTTGAAAACCAACTACGAATTGTCTTTTATTAACATCTGCTGTTGCAGAACCAGTTAATTCATAAGATAATTCAGTATCGAATGCGAATGCAGTGTTTGTTCCGTTTCCTGCTCCGTTTGGAATTGGTGCTAAGAAATGAGAGTTGTCAATTTTAACCAATGTTGATTCCAAATCAATACCACTATATTTAGTAGATGATGATGCTGTGTTAGAATCAGAACCAGTTGTAAATACTACTGCTGGAGTTTCTAAATCATTACCTGCGATTGGAGATTGGTATGCTTCATGTCCAAATGGTCCTGCGATGATTGGGAATGAACCTTCTGCTGCAACTTCTACTCTAACTATCTTAGAACGATTTGCATAATCACCATTTTCAGTTTGTTTACCATTTGCATCAATAGTTACGTTTCTATCACCAATTACCTTTAAGATATAGTTTGGAGATGCAGGGTCTAAATTAACGTTATTATAAGTTTCTAATACTGATTTTCTTTTATCTGTATCAGAGTATGCTCTAATTGATAATGAGAATGTAGCGTAATCAGTTGCATTAGATTCACCTGCTGCTTTTACGTTATATACTGATACTTTATATTCTTTGTTATAGTTTGAACCATCACCCAACGTATGTAAACGGAATAAGTTACTTCTTTCACCTGAAATGATTTGTGATTGAATCCACGGAGTAGATGCATAAGAAACATCTTGATCTGTAAAATCTTGATCATCTAAATCAATCAATACAACTTTAGCACCTTCGTCAATTGAAGAAGATAATAATGTTGCAGCGTTTTCAAAATATTGTGATACATATACACCTTTAGTTCCTCTTGCAGATTCACCAAATACATCAGATAAATCATTACCTGCTGAAGGTAAAACTGAAGATGAAATTGTTAAGTTATATGCTGAATCTGAACCACTTACTGAAATATTAAATTCAGATGAAGATGGT